TGCGTTTGGCTATCGCCTAGGTAGTGACTTTTAGCAAAACGCTTCCATGCTTTTTCGATTGATGCTTTTATCACAGCATAACCCCCATCTCTTTGAGGGCGGCTATGATAACGGCCTGAGCTTCGTCAAGGCCACAACTACAAACAGCCCCCGGCACACCCACCGAATACCCGAAAGCCGCATTGCAATGCTCTTCGTGGCTCAAGTAAAGCCTCACCTTCTCCCAAGCCGCTGCCAGCTCTGCGTCTTTGGTGGCGGGGCGGCGCAAATGATTCCACGCGCCCTCGGCCAGTTCGGTGGATACGCAGTGCGGACCCTCGAATCGGCACTCGCAGCAGAATATAAATGTGTGCAAGTCCATGGCTATTGAGCCGTCATCGCGGTGGTGCGTATTTCCATACGACAAACGTTCACAGCGGCATTTCGGGCACGGCAACAAGGCTGGGGTGGTCATTTGGAATCCCGAGAGAACCATAAGAATAGCAATAAGGCCAAAGAAACTCCTACGGCCCATCCAATAAACTCATCGGCCAACGTCACCTCACAACGCCCCTTAAGCAGCCAGCCAAACAACAGCATTTTCATTCCCTACTCCTTCGGAATCTCAGTGTTAACCAGCTCTGGGTACAACTGGTCTCGGCCTTCTTTCACTCGTTGGATGTCCCAAGACAGCAGCACGATTTTTAGCGCTTGGTCTACTACCTTCATGCCCTTCCGCTGGACTTCCTGCTCATCCTCCAGCGCCTTCGGGTAGAGCTTGTGGGCTAGGTAACGGCGTAGGGTCTGGAGGATCATGGGCGCGTCTTAATGGTGTAAATCAGCCAGCAAATTTGCCAAGTAAGGCTGGCCGTAGAAATAATGAGTTTTGTAAGTGGGTTCAAAGCAGGCTCCCGGTGCTTGAGATGAGGGCTACTATACCCTAGAGGAATTAAAATAGGTAGTGTTAATTTAAATTATTTTAGGGCCTCTTTGTCATTGGCCATGGCGTACTCTGCAGCCAAGCTAATAAATGTAGCGAAAGACATATTTTTTGTAATGCAGTAATTCCTGCATTTCTCTAAGAGAGGGCCTTCCATGGTGATGGACACGGGCAGTCTTTTGGTCTTGCCCAACAATGGGCGGCCCATAGCCTGCGTTCTTTTGACGAGCGCAGCCCGGTTAATGCGATCCTTTATCATCCACTCAGGCTCTTCAGTTACGCCTTTGGCGGTAATCGAAAGGGGCTTTTTTGGCATTTTCCGCGCTTTCAACATAAGAAAACCTCCTGAAATAAGGATTTAGAGCACAATCAGATAATCTCAATCAGAGACCCTAAACTCTTATAACTTTTCTAGGCCTTTAAAGCAAGGAATGAATTAAGTAACTTATGTATACTTATATCTATATGTTATAAATAACTTCTTGTTCTTAAAAAATAGGAGAAAGGTATGTTTATAAGAATATAGGCCGAAAAATCGTTATTTTTCAAGACAATCATTTAATCAAATCGTTTTAGGAATAAGATTGCTCTGATTATGGGTGTTTCCGCCCATTATTGTGTGGTGTGCCCTGCCATGATGGTGATAGGCGTGTTACATTGAATTCAAGGAGAGCACCGGGATGAAATTGAAAAGCAAATTCCTCAAGCGTAACCCCGCCACAAGGCGCAAGACCTCAGAGGGTGTTGGGCGCCCAGCCATTGTCATTGACAATAAAATCCTCAAGCGTGTCGAAGAGATGGCCAGCCTTGGCATTCCTAATAAGGTGATCGCATTCAATCTTGGAATGGCTAAGGGCACGCTCTACGAGAAGCTAAACTCAAATCCTGATTTTCTTAGCGCTCTTAATCGTGGGCTGGCCAAAGGCCATGAGGCCGTGGCCCGCGCGCTCCATGTCAACATCATGACTGGCACAGAGCGTGAGCCAGGCGGCAGCGTCAAGGCTCAGATGTTTTGGCTAGAGCGCAAAGGTGGGTGGATCAAAACAGTGGAGCTAACCGGGAATGAAAGCAAGCCGCTCAAAATCATCTTCCAAGTCTCGCAAAGCCCAAGGCGCACCATCGACGTCTAAGCCCAAGGCTGAGCCTGAAGAGAACGTATTGAGGATCAAGCCCCAAGAGGGTCCTCAAACTGCTTTCTTTGAGTCACCGGCAGACATCGTGATCTATGGCGGTGCAGCTGGCGGTGGTAAGAGCTGGGCATTGTTGGTAGAGCCTTTACGCCATATCCTTTATGGTGTGAAGAATTTCACCAATGTGATCTTCAGGCGCACAAGCCCTGAGATCACAAACCCTGGCGGTCTTTGGGACGAGTCCTTTAAGCTGTACGCACCTCTTGGCTTCAAGCCCAATGAGACCATGCTCAGCTGGTACGATCCTAAGAGCGGTAACGAGATCAAGCTCAGCCATATGCAGTATGAGAAGGACTTGGCCTCATGGTGGGGTGCCCAAGTCTGCCTCATCCAGTTTGATGAGCTGAATACTTTCACCCGGCGTCAATTCTTTGAGATGCTGGCACGTAATCGCTCCACCTGTGGAGTGATGCCTTACATGAGGGCCAGCTGTAACCCTGACCCTGACAGCTGGGTGCTTGAGCTGATAGATTGGTGGATCGAGGGAGACAAGACCAGCGTTGAATACGGTCTGCCCATCCTTGACCGCTCAGGCAAGATAAGATGGTTTGCGGTCATAGAGGACAAGCTGGCCTGGGCCAGCACCAAGCAGGCACTTCTGGATAAATTCCCTAAATGCCTGCCGCTCAGCATCACCTTCATCCCAGCCAAGCTGGAGGACAATAAGATCCTTATGGACGGTGACCCGTCCTATGCAGCCAAGCTGGAGGCTTTGCCTTACGCCCGCAAGATGGCCCTGAGGTACGGTAACTGGCGCATACGTCAAGAGGGCGTGCTCTTCAAGCGGAAATGGTTCAAATACATTGAGCCAGACCAGGCGCCTGACTACATCCGCGCTGCCGTAGGCTGTGACCCCTCAGGCGGTGACGGTCCGCTCAATGATGAGCAAGGCATAGTAAGTGCTGGCAAAGGCCGCAACGCAATGTATTATGTGACAGGGGATTACAGCGGTAAGTACACCCCTGCAGGCTGGGGCGCCCAGACGGTGAAGCTTTATGAGGACAAGCTGGCTGACGTGGTGGCCGCTGAGGTCAATTACGGTGGGGACATGGTGATCAGCAACATCCTCACCATCAAGAGCACTGTCAACGTCAAGAAGGTCACAGCGTCCAGAGGCAAGGCAGTCAGGGCTGAGCCCATCGCTACGCTCATGCAGAACGGCCAGATAGTCTTTGTGGGTCCGTTCCCTGAGCTTGAGGCTGAGCTCTTGAGCTATGACCCGGCCAGCAATGGCCCCAGCCCAAACCGCATGGACGCCTTTGTCTGGGCCATCACGGAATTGATGGAGGAGGCAGAGCCTGCTGCCCTGTCCTACATCAAGCAGCTGATACATGAAGAGGCATTGGAAGAGAACGCTAACCGTCCCAAACGATAAGGACAGACATGGCCCCCAATTTCGCCTACCGTGAGACCCCTGCCAAGGTCACTGACCTCTCAGAGCAGGCCCGCAATGCCCAGGTCATAGTGCCTAAGGCCAATCTCTTCCAGCGCTTTGTTGCCGCATGGAATGGGTGGATGGGGCCCGGCCAGCCGCTCCAGGTGGCAGCTCCTGAGGGCACAGTAGCCCGCCAGAACAATTACCCCGTACAGTACAACATCAATGTGCAGCCCCGTGCAGGCTCACCGGTCACCTTTGCCCAGCTGCACGCTCTGGCTGAGTGGGACTTGCTGCGCATCATCATGGAGCGCAAGAAGAATCAGCTCATCTCCTTGGCCTGGGATATCAGGCCGGTGGATGAGACCCAAGAATCCAAGTTTGACGCTGAGAAGTCAGGCGCCAATGCCATTCAGCAGCAGCTACGATACCCTGACGTGGATCATGACTGGCCCACCTGGCTCAGGGGCATCCTGGATGATCTGTACGTCACCGATGCAGTCAGCGTTGAGCCCATCTACCGCCCAGACGGCAGCCTCTACTCCTTGCAGGGTGTCTCAGGCTCTACCATCCAGATCAAGATTGATGAGCAGGGCCGCACGCCCAAGCCGCCTAACACCGCCTACCAGCAGATAGTCCAAGGTATCCAGGCCGTGAACTTCACCACAGACCAGCTCATCTACAAGCCTTGGAACCTGCGCTGGGGCAGCCTCTTCGGTTTCAGCGCTGTGGAGCAGATCCTTATCACCATCAATATTGGCCTGAGGCGTGAGAGCCGCCAGCTGCTTGAATTCACGGCGGGCACCATGCCTGAGAACCTGCTGGCCATGCCTGACGGCTGGACACCGGCACAGATCAAGGAGTACCAGGAGTACTTCGATAGCCGGTATATGAATAATTTGGTACGCAGGGCCACCACCACGATGGTCCCGGCCAAGACGCAGGCTATCGCCATCAAGTCTGACCCGCTCAAGAATGAGTTTGATGAGTGGCTGGTCCGTATTGCGTGCTGGGCCTTCGGTGTCAGCCCCTCAGGCTTTGTGCGAGACACCAACAAGGCCACCGCTGACACGGCCCGTGTCACGGCCATCCAAGATGGCATGGGCTCTGACATGATCTACATTAAGACCCTCATGGACCTCATCCTGAGGAAGTGCTTCAAACGCCCTGACCTTCAGTTTGTCTGGGCCAATGAGGACCAGATTGACCCGCTGGAGCAGGCAGAGGTGGAGACCATGCAGATAGACCGTGGCATCTACTCCCTCGATGATATCCGGGCCAAGCATGGTCAGCCGCCTACAGGCCTGGGCCCCATCATGATGCTGAGCTCTGGGCCGGTCCTTGTTGAGGACTTGGTGAGCGGCGCCTACATGGAAGCGCAGCAGGCCAGAGCTGACGCTGCTGCTCAGGCCAAGGCTTATGGCCCACCTCAAGATGATAAAGAGGAGGGCACCAAAACTTTAAAAGCCCAGAGGCTCAAAAGGCTAGGAAGAAAAGGTTTGTAGCCCTACCGCTCCAAGGCAAGATTGGGATGCAGGCCCGCTTTAAGCACCTCATGCTGAAGCTCTTCAAGGCCAATGGGCCGGGCGTTATAGACAAGGTGCTGGAGAAGGTAGGCCCTAAGCTGGACGCCAAGGCATCCAAGGCTGAGGATGATGAGTTTGATGCTGAGGAATTTGTAGACGGCCTTGATCTGGACTTTTTTGAGGCGGTGCCTGGCATTGCAGAGCCCATCCTCAAGCGTGCTGCACGCAATAGCAGCCGCCAGGCCTACGTCCAAGTAGGTGGTAATCTCAAGGACGTGTTGGCCCAGGTGGATGAGGCGGCAATAGCGTGGGCACATGACCATGCAGCTGAGATGGTGGGCCGTAAGTGGGTGGAAGGTGAGCTGGTGGACAATCCCAATGCAGAGTACAGCATTGAGGAGAGCACCCGCACTATGCTGCGTGAAAAGATTGAAGAGGCCCTAGAGAAGGGCTGGACGCGGGATCAGTTGGCAAATGAAATTGAATCCGATATCTTCAGTGCTGACCGGGCAGAGCTTATTGCCCAGACTGAGCTCTTGGACGCGCACTACACGTCCAATATGGAGGGCTGGCGGGCCAGTGGTGCAGTGAAGGGCAAGAAGAGCCTGCTGAGTGATGATCATGAGGGCACAGATGAGTGTGACACCAACGCTGAGCAGGGCGTCATAGACATTGATGAGGATTTTGACAGTGGGGATGATGCTCCACCATTCCACCCGCATTGCTTTTGCACAGTAGTGGCAGTCCTGGAGCCGCTGGCTAAGGGCGCTGAGTCTGAAGAGGATGATGAAGAATGAAAGTACCTCAAGAGCTGGTCAAGACGGTCCACCGTCTAGAAAGCTGCCTCAATTCACCTGAGGCGGTGAAGGTGGTGCTGACTTTTGAGCAGGGGCAGGTCTCGTCAATGCAAGTCACTCAAACCGGGGGAAGCCATGGGAAAACAGAAGATCAAGCCAGCCAAGGTCCAGACCAGTCCAGCTGAGCTGAGGAAGGCCCAGGGCCTGCTCTTGGCCAAGGGCGCTCAGCTTGTGCAGATACAGCGCAAGAGGATTGATGCTCTGGAGAAAGAAAATGCAGAGCTCAAGGCCAAGCTGGCCATGTGGGAGGAGCCGGTGCTCCCGGCCAAGCCAGAAGAAAATTCAGAAAAAGTGCAATAAAAATGTTGACAGCTTGAGAATTAAACGTAGACTCAAGCTGTAGACAAAAACTTGCCCCGCCTGGGCGCTATCCC